CCCTGCTGCGATTGCTTCCATTCGCGGCACGCCGACACGCCAGTCGTCAAGCACCACGCCGGTATACCTGACCTTGACCTGGCGGCCAGAAAAGCGCACATCTGTCGGCTGGCTGGCGGTGTAAGGCCCGAAGGTGGTTTCCGCATCTGTCGGGAAGTTCTTCACCTTAAAGGAAACCTGCACCTCGCCCAGCGTCTGCTCATCTGGCACCAGCTCCAAAACCGTCATGGTCTGATCGCCGTTACCGAGCGAGACGGGACCGGACTCAGCGAAAGGCGTTGCCGAGTCGTAGGCATAGCCCACCTCATGCTCGTAGACGTAGCCGTCAGACGACACAAACAGAGGATTGGCGAACACGCCTCTATCAGTTCCAGCGGTGCGAGCCATGTCGCCAATAGACCAATGGTTTTCGCGGTAGTTGTAGACGACATAAGAGTCGTTTTCATTGGACTGCGAGGACGGGTAAAACCACCAGATCTCGCCAAACTTGGAATTGTTGACCGCGTAAATCTTGCTTGCCTGCGTCATGTTCAGGTCTTGGAACACGAAATCAGAGACATCGCAGGGCAAAGGCTTGACATATCCGTCATATATCCAGAAGCCGGAACGCGACATCCAGATCGCGGCAGTCTCAATCGCCGCCACGGATTGCGAGGAAATCACGCCGCAGGCCGAGCCAACCTTCTCAAAGCTGTAGACATAGGGCAGTCCGATGTATGTAGCTGTGTGTACATCAACATCAGTAAACAGAAGATTCAAGCCGCGAACACGCTTGCCGCACTTGAGGTCGCCGACGGTCGTCAGCTCAAAGTCTCCGGCTTGGTTCGTCGCGGCAGGCGTCCAAACGGTATTGTTCTCCTGATCGCACCACTGCACCTTACGGGTGTTGCCGCCCGCGCCCAGAGCGAACACGAACCGCTCTGAGGTAACGAGGACGGCTTCATTGCCGGTAGGCGCGTTCGTGATCGCAGCGGCCAGCGTCGGCGATGCGAAACCTAGCTGCCACTCGTAGAGCTTGCCGTCAGCATTGGAGCAGCCCACCAGATACTCGCCCCAGGTGTCGAGGCTCCAGGTCGTAGCCGGTGCAACAGAGCCAACATCAGGGCGCGCCACGCCGTAGGCGTAAGAGCCATAAGGGCCGTACCCGTAGCCGATCTTCGCCACGGCGTCGGCAGAGCCAGAGGTAAAGCCTGATGGGGTAATGTCCTTGAGCGTCCCAGCCTCGTTCATTGCGTAGAGCTTGGAATGCGTTCCGGCAGAAATCCAGCGGCTGCCGCTGTTGTCACGCCAATTGATAAAGCCTCGGCAAGCGCCGGTCATCTGCGAGTTGCTGCGCTTGCGCCACCCGCCGACAGGGCGCATAGTACCTTCGTACCAGCGCACCAGCGAGGCATCGTAGTAGCGCCCAGCCGACTGAAACTCGGTGCCGTTACGGTACACGCCTGGCGGGATCTTCAAAGGTATGTATGGCATAGCGTCACGCTGATCTGTTGGACATGAATGAGACTGTCACGATTATCGACGGAGTTGCCGGGATTGCGGGTGTTGTACCACTAGCCGTTACGGCTGGGAACTGCTCAAGCGATACGCCTGGGTCTGGCACACGCCACATCATCTCAAAATAATCGTTCTCGGCGAGCTCAAGAATGAAGTTCATCGCGGCGATTAGTCTGCTCGCCGATCCAGTTGACTTCCTAGCCTTGATGCCAAATTCACTGTTTGAACCTGGAACATCGACGCCGTTCTTGCGAAACCAGATGTCAATCTCTTGCACATCGTTGGTTGTGTTGATGAACTGAGCAGAGAACTGGATGTTATAAACACCGTCCTGCGTCACCTTGATGCGTGACGGAAGATTCCCGCTGATCGCGGTAGATGACACGGTTTGAGATGCAGACACCTTGTATGTGCCGACTCCTCCAGCTGTCCCTGTCAATTGCTCAACAATGCTGGTGTTGGCCGTAATGCCGGTCCCGGTGATAAGCATCGACGGGGAAATTGATCCCGCAGAGATAGCCGATACCGTCAGAGTCGTGGTGGCGATTGATCCTGTAAATGACGCGGTGCGCGGATCAAGCGAGATGCCGTTACTGTAATCTGTTGTGTCGAATCGAAAGTAGTACGCTACAGCAGCCGATCCATCAGTCTGGTCTGTCGTATCCTGAAAGGCACCATAAGGCGTATTGAGGTACTTGCCGCCGCGAGGAGAGAGCAGCGTCGAGATGATGTTATTTAGCCGCGTGAAGTAGGTGCGCAAAACGCCGCTGCTCTGATCCACATAGCTGCGGTCGTACACAGCCGGAGCAGACCCCACATCAGGGGTGCCCGGTGTTTGCAGTTGCTGATTAAGGTTCGTTGCCATCAGTCAGACAGAAAAAGTGCGCGCTCGTCTTTACGGCGTTTGTCCAGTCCAGGCAGCACCTTGCCGCCGCCCTTGTTCCATAGCAGGAAGCCATCTGCTGCGTCCTCCCATTCGCCGCGATTGGCTTTCATGCGAATCGTGCTGCGCTGGAGGTTGCCAAGTCCTACATTGAAGGCAAAACTGACCAGAGCGTCAAAGCGGCCTTGATTGCCAGCACAGCCGGGAATAAGTCGAAGAACACCACGTTCAAAAGATGCGACATCAGCCGCGAAGAGATCATCAGTTTCTTGCTTTGACCAAACACGACTATCCTCCGGCTTGAGCGGCAACTCCCTGCGAATCATCGGCACCGGCTTGTCGCCAGTACGCATCATCGGCAGCTTGATCTGCTCCTGATACAAGACATGGCCGTAACCGATTGTCCAGATGTGAGCCGGGCACAAGTAAGGGCGATTGCGATAGCCCTCGTACTTGTGCATCAGATCAGCGCCGACCTTGCTTAGTTTCACTTTTTGTTCCAGTTTCTAGAACCAAACCAAAATCCAATAATACCGCCAAGCATCGCCATCTCGTCAGGGCTAAAGATGATGTCCGAGTACTTCAAAACATCGTCCATGCTCTTAATCATCCCAGGGTTCGCGTACAAGTAATAGCACAGGAAGATGTTGATGAGCACCAGCTCAATCACGAAGATGTACGTCACGGTCGGGCGCACGGTGCCGACGTAACTGGCGACCCACTTATGCGCCCTGTCGAGCACCTTCTCGTCGTGCTTGAGCGCGGCTTCCGTCATCTGCGCCTCGGTTTGCATCATGACCTGATCGGTGCGAATCTCCTCGATGCGCTGCTGCGCGGCGTAGCCTTGAGCAGCCAGAGCCAGCTCACGCTCGTTCTGGAGTCGAGCCATTGCAAGCTCGTGCTTTTGGTCGGACTTGCTTTGAAAGAAATCAAGCAGTTTTGGCAAGCCGCTAATCAGCAGGCCGCCAAGAGTAGAGATGAGTGACAACATTAACCAGCTCCTTGTGCTGTTGCTTCCATAATGAACCAAATAGTTGCGCCAATAGTCACGACAACCACCAGCCCGCCGATCAGGATGATGAACAACTCATCAAGCTCCTGCTGCTTTTTCTTGGCGGCTTCCTTCTTTCGCCTGGCAGCGTGAGCTGCGTCTGCTTCCATCTGCTGGGCGCGGGCTGCGATGCGCTGCCAGACGTCCATCTTGTTGCTCTGAAAGAAGAGCATCTTGATCTGATTCTCAAACTCCTTGGCCTGCTCAATAGCCATCTCAAGCTCAAGAGCTTTCCCCAATGCGCTACCCTTGAACTCGCCCTGCTGAGACTTCTGCACCACTTCGATGGCATCGGCCTTGGCGTCGAAGTACTTGCCCAGCACCGGGCCAAGCGATGTCACATCATCGACCGTCGCCGCGACCTTCTTTACAAGCTCAACGGCTGACGAAATCGCTGCAAGGGCGGTGATGGGGTCTAGCATGTTAGCTGCCTTTGATGTGCCCTGCGGCCCAGGTGATGACGCCACCGACAGCGGAGGCGATGGTCATGCCCATCCAGAAACCGCCTTTGCCCTTGTTGGCAAGCGCAAGCAGCTCCTCGATCTGGCGCTCCATCTTGTCGAGCTTCTTGTCGATTACTTCAAACCGCCGCTCGTAGTCCTGGACGCGCTGCCACATTGCTCCGTAGCGCACCGGATCAATCTCTCCAGGCTCCATATCTCACCTCAAGCAGGCCAGGTAAGTTGCAGCTCGGCCAGCTCGTCAACGGTAGAGCAGGCTTTGATCGCTGTCTCGTTCACATCAGATGCAGCGCGAATGGCAGCGCGATCAGCCAGCGTATCGGCATCTACTGCCTTCACGCCCTCAGCAGCGCGAACCACTTTCCAATCCGTTACGGCCAGCAAAGTACCGGCAGTCGCTTTGACCTGAGCAACCATGCTGTCCTTAAGCTGGTCGATGTCTTTTGGAAGACCTGGACCCCAATAGAACCTGTCATCGTATGGCACAGGGTCAGCAGCCTCCGTAATGCCAATTGCAGCGCGCTCTTCCGGGCTTGCAAGGCGTATCCAGTTGGCTGGGTAGGAAATTTCATTGTGCTCGAAAGGCACATCAAGGCCGAGAGGTTTGTTGTCGAGTAGGAACATGGTTACCTCGCAAGAGCGTTTTTGAATGGGTTTTCGGCAAAGGCGGCGTATATGTATGTGGCTCCAGAGGCGTTTGAGAAAGCGCCGCTATTGCGAACTTTGAAACCGTTGGACAATATATCGAATTCCCAAGTTGTCCCTGAGTTTTCAGCATCGGATGTGTTTGGCTGCAACCATTCGTTCATCGTGTTGTATGTCTTTCTGGCCGTATCGTACACATACCAACTTCCAGTGCTATCAGTACGCTTGATTAGAAGATATCTGGCACGCAGTCCCAAAAACACGAACGGCCCGTCTGTGCTGCCGTTGCCGGTGTAGCTGCCGAAGCGCGAGAAGCCTGCGACCTCGGAGAAGAGGTAGGCGACCATCGAATAGCCTGATCCGTTCGTGCGGTTGGCAGAACCTACG